GTGACGATGGGTTGAATGTGTTGTCCTTCCAGCGTTCGATAGCCACGCCAACTTCATAGCCTTGGGTCTTGTTAGGACGCTTCGGGATGAAGTCGGGGAGGCGCGTTCGCCAATCAGGGAAGAGGTTCGTCAACTCACGGCGTATGGTCTCTCGTTCTGTTGAGAGCCTGCCGTAGAGGTCGCCAGCGGCCACCACATCGAAGGGGAAGCCGTTACGTTCGATCTTGGCACAGAGCCACGCTGTCCGGTGCTCAAGGAGCATGGAGGCGTCGGATGGCTTCTGCTTCAGGAGGTGCTGGTAGAGGGCGTAAGTTACCTCCGCATCCTGTACCATGTAGTCGTGCATCTCGGGGGACCAAGCGGCCCAGCCACCCTCGTAGTCGCCCTTGTGGTTCCCAAGTCGTAAGCCCCAAGCCTTGAGGCTGTGGGAACCAATGAACTTAGCTGGGAAGGTGTCGAAGGGCTTGAGGTCTTCGTTAGACCCCTCGTCTGCCCACTCTTGTAGTTTGGCTTGTGAGGCAGCGTGGCGCTTAAAGTCGGAAGTCTTGATGTCTGGGTAGATGAGCCGGGACATGATCATCGTGTCATGCTGAGTAGCTTTGGTCTTCCACTGGGGGTAGAGCTTCTCGATGACAGCGTTGTCGTACTTGATTGAGTTCTGACCAACTAGGTGTTCCGCATCGGCCAGTAGTTGTAGTGCTTGTGGGATTTCGGAGGGCTTAAAGTCATAGACCTCTAACGTGTCGAGGTCTTTGGCTACAGCACAGTGGATAACGGATACCTCATCTAAGAGGCCGTCAGTTTCTAAATCCCACACTAGGCGCTTGCCCATGTGCGGTTCCTTTAGTTAGCGTTGGTTGGTGGTTCTTCAGAATTGGCTTTCCGTAAGCCTTCCGGTCTCTCGGTCATAAGTAAGGATGCAGGCTAACCCGCGCTCTCCGGTCCTTCGGTTCTTGAGAACATGGACCTCGATACTATCGCCTGTGCTGTCGTCGCTTGGCTTCTGTATCCCCAGCACCATGTCACTCAGTTGAGCGATGGAGTGGGAGCCGCGAAGCTGACCTAGGTGGACAGCAGCGCCATCCTCATGCCCCTTGTCGCCGCTGGGGCGCTTCAGGTGACTGATGACGATGAGGCCGATGCCCGTCTCGCTTACGAGGGTACGCAGCTTGGTCATGGCGACATCAATGAGCTTACGCTCGTCGTTGGTTTCAGTGCCTGAGACGAGGATCGAAAGGTGGTCGAGGATCACCCACCGGCACCCACAGGCTCTGATGAGGTAGCGGATACGGTTGATGATGTTGTCTACGTCCGATGATCCGAAGTGGTCATAGAAAAATACCTCACGACCTGGCGGGAACATCTCGTTCCGTGCGGTAGCGAAGTCCTCAGGGCTTATGCTCTTGGGGTCGGTGACGAGGTTCTGGTTAACGTGGATAGAGATGAGGGAGCGTAGGGTTGTTTTGTTGCTCTCCTCCAACATAATCATACCAACGGTCTGACCATGTGTCTGGTGGAGGTCGTAAGCCAACTCACGAACGAAGGTACTCTTGCCTACGCCTGAGCCTGCCGTGACTACGACGAGTTCGTTCTGGCGAAGGCCACCTCCGGTCTTCTCGTTCATTGAGTGCCACGGGTACGGGACACCATCGAACTCATCGTCCTCCATAAGATTATCGAGGAGGTCGGAGGATGCCACGATACCATCGGGACGGTAGGCCTTGGCCCTCCAGAACGCGGAGATGATGGCCCCTGGGTCTCCCGCAACGATAGCTTCGTTGGGGTCCTTGTAGCCACCCTCCAAGGTAGCGATGAGCACCTTGTCTGGAGGAAGTATGTCCGCACAGTCCTTAGCTGCCTGTATCCCCGCATCGTCCATGTCGAACATGATGACGATCTTCTGGAACTCACAGAGGTAGTCGTAAGACCGCTGGAGGGCAGCTACAGCGCCCTGAGCGCCATTGGGTATCGAGACGACAGGATACTTGTGGTCCTGCGCCTGTGAGACGCTCAGGGCGTCCAGTTCACCTTCGGTGATGATGATCGAGCGTCGGTCGCTCCAGAGGTGTTGACCATAGAGGCCCGCTTTCTTGAGGTCCCCCCGTGAGGAGAACTCTTTGTTACGGCCTCTGATCTTCTGGGCTAGGGCTGTCCCGGTTCCGTGTTCTCGGAAGGTAGCCACATGCCGTGGGCTACTTTCGTCGAGATTGACGAGGTACCCCCATTTACGACAGGTGGACTCAAGGAGGCCCCGGTTGGGTATCGCCTGGACATTGCCTCCAAGTTCCTCGAAAGCGTGAGGAGCCTTAGGACTATGTTGTCGGTCTTTGCGCGTCCGCGCTTCAGTGTGACGGCTTGTGTTTCCACCATCTGTGCCATCAGCATTAGGTAGCTCACGATGTTTGCAACCGAAGCAGTATGCGTGTCCATCAGTATATCTCGCTAAATTGTCGCTTGAGCCGCACTTGGGGCAAGGCTCATGCTGGAGGAACTCTGAGTCCTCCGTGTCGTGGATTGACGTGAGACTGATCCTTACGCCGCGAGGAAGAGATTGAGTCGCTCGACCTGGGCGTCTGCCCGGTTCGCTTCACTATCAAACTCATACTGCACAGCACGAAGGTCGTTCATGCGGTCCTGTAGAAGCTCTGCCTTCGCGGCACAGTTAACAGCATGAGCCTCAAGGTCCGCCTGCACCTTCAGGAAGGTACCAAGGATACTATCGACACTGGTGGGCTTGAAGAAGGCCATAATGCAATTGATGATGTTGGTCATAACTATGTGTGTTCCTAGATGTCAGGGTTGGCGGGGGAGTGTCTAGAGGCTACGCAGCGAAGCGGTACTCGGTGTACTTCTGGTTCGTTGTTGGGTGCTTCTTATCGACACTAACGATGTCATGACCAGCATCCCGAAGTTCGGTGATGCGGCGCGTGAGTGACTGGATAGAATAGTCCAGCAGTGCATCACGCTGGGTGATACCGCCTGCCTTCTTGATGTGTGCAATAATCTTGGAGTTCTGGGTCATCATGTATCTCCTTCGTCGTAGGTTGCTAACGACCCGCCAATCTCACGGACAATGGTATCCAGTCGGGCTTCGATACGGTCGCGTTCCTGTAGGAGCCGCATGTATTCTGTGAGTAGTGCGTCGTCTGGAGTTGGCTGTGCGTGAGGGATGGCTGGGGTCCTTATGGTTGTTTGGGTTGGGCTTGCTCTTGTTCCGCCACCCAAGTCTGAAGTGACGTGAGTTTCAGGGTGTTTTCGTCCGCAGCCTCTAGGGCCGGGATGGCAACAGAGAGCGGAAGTCCGTCACAGCGGGGGGCTGCATCAGGTTCGCTGGAGGTCGTGGAAACGCTGGGCATATAGGCGTTGCTGGCAGCACCCGTTGTGGGGTTGCGCAGCCGATAAGTAGCATAGCTGCCGCGCAGAGCAGCGAGACGTGCTTCATAGTTTTTAGTTACCTTTGCAGTTACGTCCTCTTGCTTTGCTTCGGTCTTTGCCTTGGCTGCGGTTTGGACTTGGGTGACTTCCGCCTGAGCCTCTCGGACCTTGGTCATAGCTCCTGAGGCACCCTCATGCCGTTGATAGGCAGCGAAGGAAGCGAGAGCGATCACAAGGGCGATAGCGCCGTAGACCCACTTAGGGATTGGGAAGGGAAGCATTATCGACCTTCAAACTCTGCGGTGTTGGCAGCAGCTTCCAATGCCGAGACAACTCCCTCTTGGGTTTGCCTTGGGCGGTCGTTCCACTGATAAATGGTGCTGTAAGATTTTGGAATAACACGCCACAGCCATTTTTCAGCAGTGAAGGTGGCAATGGGGGCTTCTAATCTGATGGCACCTATGGCGCACCAACAAGTTGCCCTTTCAGCTTTAGCAGCAACCCCGACGCCGCTTTCGCTTCTAGCAAACGCGCCTTTTGTCCACGCGCCCTGTTTTGATAAGCGGACAGCGGCGCGTCTAAGAACTTCACTATCTTTCATGGGGTCTCCTTTGGAGGTTGAGGCTCGGTAGCGGCCTTGAGGCCGACAGCCGCACCATGCAGGGCCGTGTTGCCGCCTAAGGCACCACCAAGCTCAAGGAGCGGGATCGGGAGGCCGTGGTAGAAATTAGCAGCCGCCGCAGTGAGGATGGCTACTTGGGTCCACAGCCACGAGACACGAGCAATGTCGTAGGTCTTACCGTTGATGCCGGTGAGGACATCTTTCAGCCATTGAGGTAGCTTCATCCAAGTGACACCCGGTTCGAGAGCCAGTTGTACAGGTAGTCCTCCTTGTGCTGTGGTATGTATTCAGCCCGCCTAATGTAGCGAGCGCCCTGTAGGCAGTTGAGGGCCTTCAGGAACACATGCTCGCCGTCTACATGTCCACACTTGGTTAGGTAAACTTTGAGAGCCACCGGGGCCTGTGGAGGAAAGCAGATGTCTGCGTAGTCCATTTGCTGCCGGTTGAGCGCGTTGAGGGTTTGGATCAGGAACTCGGTGGCAACCGCTGGCCCCATGTTGACGCCAATATCGAACAGTTCACCAGCGATAGACTGGGAGACGGCTGCTACCTTGTCGAAGCCTGGGTCATACCAATACCGCTGGCGGTAGGCCGAAAGTGCGGCGGCTACTGGGGTGTCGTTAGGCTTGAGGAGGGTGCGGAGGGTGCTTTCGATACCGAAGCTCATCCGGCCACCTTTGAGGGGGTGAACAAGACGCGACCCGCGTTAACGAGTTCAGCCCAGAGGTAGAGCGCCCCAGCAGTAATAAGCTGAGTAACCCAGTAAGCTGCGAAAGCGAACATGGCGAGCGCAGGCAAACCAAGTAACACTGCAAGAGATGGTGCAATTATGGAGAAACAGACGTAGAAGAATGTAACGATGATCGTTCCTTTCGAGTTCTAAGCAACTGGAGGTTCTTGGGTCCACTGAAGCGGGACCAGCTTTTCAGCCCACTGGAAGCCATACTTGACACACCAGTCGGCGTGAGTTGTTGGCGAACCTTTGTAGATGGGGGCTGAGGCACGGCTGAACACGAAGCGAATATCGAGCTTCGGATGCTGTGCCTTGATGAGAAGGTGCTTCTGACGGTCGGGTGTGTCGAAGATGCCTTTGGCTTCTACGATGATACCGTTGTCGAGCACGAAGTCGGGGGTGTAAGTGGCGATCCGAGAAGGAACATCATATGTTATCTTCGTTTTCTCGTATTCGTAGGGGACGCTGGCTGCTGCCAACGCCTCCGCTACTTTCTTCTCCAAGCCTGACCGGAAACCCGATGCTAGGCGTGGAGCCTTACCCGCCGCCCGATTACTAAATGTCGAGCGTCGAGTCGTTGGACCCATCGTCGCTCTCGTCCATAGGTTCACGGCTCTTGGCGTCTTCGTAGTCGGAGGCACTGAAGCCCCCTTCGGTCTCATCGAAACCGCAGTCACCGAAGACCTCAAGGTCACTGACCTGGACTTGGTTGATCTGGAGGGCGATACCCTTCTCG